AGCCCTCGCGGCAGCGTTACAAACGCTTTGAATATCTTCAATAATTTCTGGAATACCGCTACCCCAGAACGCGCCAGGGCGTTTGATAAAAGAAGTTTTAGCATAAGGTTTCTCCCCTAATGGATCATAGTTAAGGATAGCCTTGATAACATAGTCCCCCACGATCCAGACGTTTGCGTCGTACTCGCGGTGTTCATCGTCTATTTCTTCTTCATCAAGACCCCACTCGATAAGCATCTTACCTGTAACTTTACCCCAAAACTCTAAGGCATCAAAAGTTTCAGTAGGCCTATTAAACGAATGGAACTTACGTTCCTCTTCGTCTTTGGCTAATTCTACATCTTCATTAATCCATGATTGACCGTTTCCGTATTCTAAAACTTTACGGATAGCATCGTCGTCATACCCTGGCACACCAACAAGTTCTGCTAACTCTGTACGGCTTAGCGGGTGGTGTTCAAAAATATAACCTTCGTTAATATTAGAAATCCCTGGCTCTGGGTAAACTCTAAACGGATCTACTCTTTCAAACTCAGGAGCAATAGTCTCTGTTGCTTCTACAATAGTTTTACCATCTGAACCTCTAGTCCAGCCAAGTTTACGTTGCCTGCGAACTACTGGCCCTTTTATAAAAGCACATGGATAAGTAACCAGATCGGTTACAAATTCGTTAAATGATTCACTCCAGCCGCCTTGTGCAAACTGGTCTGAAATCTTTACACGCATTTTTTGTGATCGATTATCGGCAGCTTCTAATAGTTTAAACCTATAATCTTGGGACACCATTTCTTTTAGCTCAACCATTTCGTCAGGTGTTGGAGCACGACCTTCGTTCTCAACGATACGAGTAACTACTGCAGCAAACGCATTCTGTAGCTCTAGTGTCTGTTCGGGCGATAGATCTGGGATGGGGGTTGGTTTTAAATCCCAAGGGGGGGTTCCTGTATCTAGTAAAATATCGCGTAGCCAACTTTCTGCCGCGCGACATTTAACCTCAGTGATCATCATATAGATGTCTGAGCCGCCCTGTTCGTGAATCTGTGATAGTTTATCCGCCTCATACTCTCCATTACGTTGGCGCAAACCTCGTAACATAATGTTTTCAATAGGCTTTTTAGCTTGACGCGCAGCATCCCAGCACTCTCGTAAATGTGCAGCAAGCCCGAGAACAACAGGATTAGCTTGGCGTTCAGCCAGCTCCTTGTCGATAACTTCCTTTTCACGCTTACGAAGTTCTGAATTACTTACGACATTAAGCATTAAGAGTACTCCTCTTCATCCCTATCTTTATCTTCCGTTACAGTATCAGGATCGTTTTTATTTGTATAGACTTTACCACCGCTTTTGTACATACGAACTTTACGCTCTGCCTCTCCGCTTGTATCCATTTTTGGATTATCGGAGTATACAGTGTAAGGTTTACTGCAGCCGCGCATATCTACACCTTGATCGGCGGAACTAAACCGCCGTCTTTATATTTCCGTACCAAACCACCTTTTGACATCTTTTTACCCTTGGGTGCTTCTTTCCTAGGGTCAAAACCTTTTGATAGAAAAAATTGCAACAGGCTCATGCTATCAGAGGCTGGGCCATCAAAATACTCTGCTCTTAAGTCTTTTTCTTTATTGGTCATTCGGTAAACCCTCTTTTTATATACCTACAGTGTACACTTTAGCTTATACATGGCAACAAGTTTCAACGCAAGTAAAAGAAATTACCCCCTGCAGGGGCAATCTGCAGAGGGTAAGAGAGGTAACTATGAAGGTTGTCAAGTCCAGCCTGCCGCCGCAACTCTTCTAACGTCTCTACGTTGCAGCATAACCGAACCCTCACCTGCAGTTGATACATGCAACATGAAGTATTGTAAAGCTTCAGCTACATGCGAATGTTTATTTTTATCTATTGTGCCATTTTTGTAATGAAATCTATAACCACCCATCATAGCTGCTTTTAACTGTGAGCATCTAGGATCTACTAAAAACGCGCTGTCGCCGTCTACATGTCGCATCAGGAAGTCATCTACCGCAGACAAACGTGCTGACACGTTGTTCGTCTTGGCTGATATAACTCTGAAACCTTCTGCTCTAATTATGTCAACTGCCGAACGTTCATCTGTTTGCGCCCGCTGAATACCGGCTGGATCGGTCACAATCAGTATAGGCGCTCCGCTAAAGCGTTCATACAGGATAGGTTTGAGAATGGTGCGGACAAATCTCTGTATTCCCATGTCGAAGGACACTGCCTCATCGAGAACTAAGACTCGTCCGCGAGGGTCTTGTTGCCCTATAATAGCAGCTGGTGTCAAGCCCAAATCCATACCGACAACGACAGGGCGCACACCATTAAGAATAGGCTGCAAAGCTTCATTGGCCATGTGATAGTCTGGCCTGAAATACTTGTAGACTGGCTGTCCTGCCGAGCTAAGTCCGTACTCTCCGTCAATGAATACTCTGATATATTCTTCGCTACGTCCTTGGGTGTCATAATATCCATCTGGTAAATTCTCCACATTTTCGGCATGGATGCTTCGCCCAGACGGCTGTTTGAACACATCCCACCCGTTATCATTTACACTGACCCCATCCTTCGGATCAAGTTTCTCCATCTGATAATACCACCATGTATCCATAGTCGGGGGGTTAGTGTCACCCCACATACCGTGCCATGATGGCCCGCCGTCTTTCTTAGATGGAAAACGCCCGATACGTTTAGACATCGCGTCTACAATCTCGGCGTTAATATCTCTGCACTCGTTAAACCACGCAAACGTAAGCTCTAATGAGTTCAGGTTTGCTACATCGTCTGCATCGTCGAGCGCACGAAACATAATCTCGCACTCAACATCGCCTACCTTAAAGAAATAAGTTTTAGTTGTACGCATAAACTGACCGCACGGGCCAGGTGGAAACCAGTCAAGAAACGTTTTAATCGTCGTATCTGTCAGCTGACGTACAGTTTCACGCACAACAGCGCACCGCGATTTGCGTATACCCTGTTCATTCGGCTCCTGTGCACTCGCCCGCCGCACAATTTCAAAACAACTAGCGACAGACTTACCAGACCCAACCGGCCCCATAAGCACCCGCATCTTAGAATCTGACTGCATAAACTTCGTCGCAGTCATAGACGGTGTAAAGTCAATATCGAGAGGCACTCTCGTCTTCCTCCAGTTTATTTAACGCGTTTGAAAGCTCTTCTGCCGACATGTCAAGTATAGACTTCTGCTCCCAAGGCGGAGTCGCTAGCGTTATGATTTTCTTAGATGGATCTACAGACTGTCGTCTATAGGCCAACCATTCTTTTTCCTGCGCTGTCCAGCGCCTTGGTTGGCGTTTTTTCTTATTCATCCTGGCCACCCCATTTTATTAGACAAGTCCGTATACTCATCCAGCCATGTGATATCCCCACAGGCTTTACACCAGTTCCACTGTGTTGTCTCTGCACCGCAATGCGGACAAGTCTGTTTAAACTGTTGTTCATCTAAAGCAAGCAGATGATCAGGATTGTCGAGGAGAGTTATTGCGTAAGGACTAGTTAATGTCTTCTTCCTCCTGATCATCTGCTTGTATCGTACACCCAGTTGCGTGAGAACTCTCGCGCACCGTTCGCACTCATCCAGCGTCGAGAAAGTGGCCATCTTCTGCCCCTTGTACCTCTCCGTGAATCTCGTCAATAGGTTCGTGATCAATGACACTCGCTGTGTGGTCTTGACCCCCGAGGTTAATTGTAATTTTAACTCCACCGCCTGCTGCCTCCGTATTAGCCTCATTCTTTGGTTCTAGGCCACCCCACTTTACTGTTGATTTAATTAGGTCTGCTTTTACAGCTGCAGAAACATCTGAGCTATGAATTAAAGTCCAGCTTGTTGTCAGGAGTTCTTCTGCCTGTGCTCGGGCCTTTAGTTTGAACGTCATGCCTTTTTCACGAACCTCTTCGCGGTATGACTCGACCTTCTTTAAAAACACGGGATCTTTATTAAATATCAAAAGATTACTGGCGTCTACGCTGTGCCTGTCTTTAACTTCATCTAAAGTTTCACCGCTGCCTTCAAGCATAAGAGCCATATCGAAAGCTAGGCGGTCTGACCATTTTGTATGTTTTAACGGTAGTGTGTCCATAATAGGAATGTAGTTCGTAAGCCACAGGGCTGTCAAGAAACTTTCAAAACTTTACACCTTTATTTTTTCGGCTCTTGTTATATGAGGTTTACTTATATGGGGGCGGGGGGTGCAACGCCAGTCCATGTCCCCCCCTATGCGTGCGTGTATTACCTGGGAAATATTAAGTATTACCTGGGAAATATTAAATAATATAGCCGCTAAAAAACCTATAAAAACAGGCTAACTTGACATATTTGTAAAGTTAGTGCCTTATGTAGATGTCGCTGATGATCAGCGGCAGGCGGAGGCGGGGCTTCCCACAACCCGCCACGTTATTTGAAATTGTGGGTATATAGGAGAGTGTAATGAGTACACGTTCTTTTGAAGGTCGCTTCGACGTTAAACTTAACAAAGAAGCAAAGGTAATCAGCCTAGCCAAGGCAGTCAACGGCAAATATGGTGCCGAAGATGCCGAGCAAGTCGCTAAACTGGTGGTCGAAGCCGCCAAAAAGCGCAAGGCAAACCTCGACCGGTGGAGCTTTTACATCCCGGGCGTCAGTCAAAATCTTGGGGAATCCAAGGTGATGGCGGCAACCGAGATCACAGAAGCGGTGAAGCGCGGTAACAAGCCAGTCATCAAAGCTGGCAAGTGGGGCAAGCCAAGGCTAGATCTGGTAAATCCAGACGCACCGACCGGCAAGCGTAACGACAATATAGTTACTCTTTAACTCAACCAGAGGGGCGGCTAGCCGCCCCTCGATCAACCGGAGGCAACTATGAAAGTTGAAAAACTAAGACGCTACTGTGTAGATTGGGTTGAGACTGGCACAATATACTTCAGATACTACAAAACTGAAGGTGCCGCGAAAAACTACGCTCTTCACCTGATACACGACGTAAAAATACCAAAACACTTGGTAAACGTCACTCAGGTCAGATAGCGAAGAAAAGAGAGCGGGCGAGCAATCGCCCCTCTCACTAACCTAAACAAAGCGAGGAAACTATGTACACTTTAGAAGAAATAAGCGACACACTAATATTAACTGGTGAAGATGTAAGATACATGTTTGACGCAACTACAACGAGAGTTGAAAAACTAAGACGTGCAATCAGAGATAATAACTTAGATTCACTACCACGCATCGCTAAGTTTGTAAGACCAACAGACAAGCGAGTGTCATGGGATCACTTCTGGACACGATCAAACTAAGGATTGGGGCTTCGGCCCCTTTCTTTTTGTGTCAAGTTTCTACTATCTGAGAGAATACTCCCATTGCTCGGGGGGTTTTGGCTCGCTCTAGTGTAATGTTTTAGTGCATTAATGTAATGTTTTAGTACTATCTATAACGTGCCAGGACTATCTAACAATAAGTTGACACGTTATTGGGGGTTTTAGATACCTAAACTATACATTCGTATGACAGTAAGTCCATATAAATCAGTATATTAGGAGCCATATGTATAGTATTAGTATCTAAACTATCTAGATTATATAGTTTTTTTTAATATACCCTTTCCTAAATTAAAATATCCAGTGATAATACTATATGAGCGTAGCGCCATATCATTGAGATTTTAGTAGATAGTTTAGATACCTTACATCTAACCCGTTGTTTATACTCATCTTCTCACTATCTGTTCTCAGTAGATACTCTCAATCTGCGCCCCCCTCTCTAGTCTGACTTTATAGATACCTATCAAATCTAAAGGTGGGGCAAACTTGACATTTCGGGTCGGTTGTGTCAAGTTTCCGCTTGGCTTTTCGCCACCCTCTTAGAGGGTCTTTGAAACTTAACATTAACTGGAGGTCATTATGACTACATCTAAGACTTTTGAAGGTAACTTTAACTTAACATTTAACAAGACTACTGAACTGCTTGAACTAAAGCCTCACACTGAGGGCAAGTATACTGCTGATACAGCAGGTGAGTGTTTAGCTTCCGCTATGGCATTCTGTGATGCTAACTCTAATGCAGGATTTAATCGTTGGGACTTTTATATCCCCAATGTTAACCAGACTATTGAGCGTGATGACAAGGTTCTTAGAGCCGAGCATGTCAGAGACGCTGTAAAGCGTGGTGATACACCAGTCGTTAGAGCAGGTAAATGGGGCAAGCCTAAGATGACTATTGCTGGCCCTGTAACACACATTAAAAAGTCTGACGATAACATTGTCACTCTTTAATATCATCATTCAGGGAGCGCTACTTAGTGGCGTTCCCTTTCTCTGTTTCTCAACCCTTATTAAAGAGGTATTAATGCAAGAAGTTTATTTATCACGCACTAAGTCAGGCATACTAGGTTACTTTACAGGTAACTTCCTAGTGTGGAACTTGACTAGAGAAGAATATGATATGCCATCTGATTGGCATGTTGATAATTGTCAACGTAAGGGGTTTCTCTATGTCACCAGATCTTAACCCCCCTATTGAGCCAGATGAAAGTCTGGCTTTTAATTCCCCTGATGAAGTTGCCGAATGTTGGTCGGGTATAGACGCAGGTTCGGAACTTTATGCTAAACTCTGGTCAATGACCGAGTTTTATGATCGCTCTTTCAGTGAAGAGCCTGATCCTGAGAAGAATAACACCGCTTTATTCTGGGACAAGTTTACCTACGAGCAGAAGGTTGCACTAAATGCAGCCGCTAAGAAACGTAATGAGCAGTGGGATTTAGCTGTAGAATGGAAGGAGGAATAACTAATGGAGCAATCAATATTTTTACTATTCACTGCACGGGAGTACTATCCGAACGGAGGTATAGACGATTGCAAAGGCATATTCGCCACACTTCAAGGCGCAATAAACTATGCAGTTAGCAAGCAACCATCAGGTTGGTTAGACAATACTCATGTATTGGAACTAGGCGTTGGAGGCAACTTAATGGTGCATTATATCAAGCCTGATACTGGCACTCTAGAGAACTCAAAAGCGTTAGAAGAGGTCATAGAAAATCAATTTGAGCCAGATGAATATATGGGATATTCAGATTATGATGGGTGATATGT